CCGGGGCGGGTTGCTTGATACCGGGGCCGGGGGATATATCTACCGCCACCGGGCCGGGGTGAGTGGCGAAAATTCCCACAAAAATAAAAAGGCTTTATTCCTAACAAACTTCATTCAGTTACAAATCTTATTCAGTAACAAAATATTTTCAACTCCCTATTGACAACAAAATAAATTCAGTGTATAGTATCATCAAGAGGTGATTACCATGTATATCAACAAGGCTATCCGAGATTTGATGAAAGCGAAAAATGTTTCTCTTCTGACCATGGCAAAGGCTCTTGGTAAAGAGCGTGGCAATGAAATCAGTTCTCGGCTGAGAAGCACTAACCTGTCCTTCAACAGCGCAGTCGAAATGCTGTCCGCCCTGGGTTATGAGGTGGTCATTCAGGAAAGAAAGCCCGGAGTCCGCAGAGCTGACCAAATCCTGATTGACCAGAAGGAAGACCCGAAGTATAACCTGGACGCTCTATTGGGGTCAGGCGGTGATGGTAAGTGAAATATGGCTATGGCCGGGTGTCAGCCAAAGACCAAAACCTTGCCCGTCAGCTTGCCGCTTTGAAAGCCTACGCTCCTGATCTGGACGATGACCATATCTTCACCGATAAGCAAAGCGGAAAGAATTTCAACCGGGAACATTACTTAAAGCTAAAATCAATCTTGGTTCCCGGTGATGAAATTTTGGTTGAGGAATTAGACCGGTTTGGACGGAATAAAGCGGAAATAAAAGCCGAGTTGGAGTGGTTCAAGGAGCATGGTGTTATTGTCAGGGTGTTTGATGTTCCTACCACGCTGATGGACTTCCATGGGCAGGATTGGATTGGCGAGATGGTCAATAACATTCTGATTGAAGTTATGGGAGCAATGGCAGAACAGGAGAGGAAGAAGATACGGAAGCGTCAAGCTGAGGGGATAGCCGCTATGCCAGTAGTTGGAGGGAGAAAGGTATCTGCTAAAACAGGAAGGGGGTTTGGTCGCCCTGCTTATGAGATTGACCCGGATGAATTTAAGACACTGGTGCAAAAGCAAAGAGAAGGGCTGATTACGGTGAATGACGCTTGCCGTCAACTCGGTATTAGTAGGCCCACTTGGTATGAAAAGGTGCGAAAGGTCGGGTGAGGCATGAAATTGATTTTGAAATTCATCGGAGGACTGTTATTGATTGGACTGGTTCTCATGGTCATCTTTGAGGCAGACCCTTTCGGAGCGGCGAGAGAACGGAAAGCCCAAGAAGAGGCAGAGCAAAAGGTGGAAGAGATGGTAACTGAGAACTCAATTCGGTTAGTAGATGGTGAACTTGGAGAGTATGGACAGGAAGTGACCATACCCAGTGAAACCTTTGGAACCTACACTTATGTGTGGTACAACATACCGGCAGGAAAATACGATGTTACCTACGAAGGAGAAAAGGATAGAGCTACGGTATTCGTAGTAGGTAATGACAGTTCAGAAGATGTTCGTTCTACCGTTTACTTTAATGAGTATGGAGAAAGTCAACAGATTACCGTAGAGGACGGAACCCATTTGGAATTATCTATCGGGGCAAATCTATTGTTAAACCCTGTAAGCGAATAAGTGAAAAAGCAAATAGGCTCTTGCAAGGGCGGGAGTAACAGCCATTACGGGCTATCAGAGAAATCTGGTAGCCCTTTTTCTTTTGAGGTGATTTTATGGATTATCGGAAGCTGGCA